AACGCTCTAGTAATTCTACTGAGAGTGTGTTCATACCAGCGTACTTAGATACTGTGCCAGTTAGGTATTGTGTTTCCATACCTGTGTTAGCAACTGCACCAGCTTCTGCTTCTACAGTTACTTCTGGTGCAACGCCTGAACCGCCACCAACGCTTGTAACAAGTGAAGGTACGCTTATAGACATGCCGCTTGTAGGCAAAGTGCCTTGGCTGCACGCATCGATTGCTGGTGTACCAAAGCGTGTGTTAGTTACAAACTCGCTTAGGTATTGTGTTGGAGAAAATGCTGGGTTTGTTGCAAATGAATCATCTGCTGCAGCTATGTACAGTTTTGAATCATCATTACCTAATGCAGCTTTAATCTTATGCTCTGTATAAGCAGCCATAGATGTAATTGGCGTACGGATAGATGTTTGGATAACTGGTGTTGTAATTACTGGGCGAGCAGCTTCTACTGTAGGAGTAGCAGCCTCTGCCTTTGCTTCTTGTGGCGCTGTTGCTAAATCTTCCACAGGAGCCTCGCTTTCTGTTGTTTGGTTTGTGTCCTCTGCTTCGTTTTCACTAGCAGCAACTTTAGTTACTTGCGCAGCTGTAAACGCTGGGCTTTCTACCAGGCTAACCTCTCTTAGTGTTGCACTGGTTACATATAAATAATCTTTTTTCTGTATAGACTTGTTTACATCTACACCGACAGATAAACCATCAATTAATTGCTCGCCAGCAAGGATTAAAGCATCTTGACCTTGCATAGATGCACTAATCTTAAATGAAGCGTAGATGCCATCTTCTGCTTGATTAAACTTTTGCATGCGACCTATTGGGCGCTCTGGTGAATGTTGCATAAGCATCTTAACCTTGCCTGGATCGCCTATCTCTATTGAGCCTTTAGCGAATACGACCTTACCTACGGAAGTATTGCCTACCTCTTCAAAAGGTACGATCTTGCCAGCAATAACTCTGCGCTCTGTATCCGCAGCTTCTACGTGGCTACTGAATGTAAGTTTCATCTTCTGTTTCTCTTCCGTTAGGTGTCATTTGTTCCATTTCTTTTGCTTCTTCAACATCAATTAAACCTAGATTTATCATTTTCTCTAATGCCTCTAGGCGCTTCATTGTGTCAGCTCTTAGGAATGATTCTTCTATAGCAAACTTAACTACATGCCCACGTGGAGTAATATCATCCATGCTTAAACGATCTTCAATAGCACAAATAAACGGCTGTAGTGAATAGGCTACAAATTCTTTGCGACCATCAATAATGTTTTGATAAGTCATGCTGTTATTCATGTCTGCGCTTATGTAATATGCAGGTACGTTCATAGCACGTGCTACTTGTGTAGCCAAATACTGTTGCGCTTCGTTATACATCATATCTTTAGGGCTAAAGCCTGTAGTTTCATAAGATAAAGTAGAAGTTAAATATGCCGTAGATCTATTTAGACGGCTTTGCTTCCATTGTGCTAATAATCCAGATACTTGTTGCTCTGGTAAATCTGCGCCAGTGTTTTTAATGTAACCACTTGGCATTGGTGTTTGTGCTGATACAGCTGCTGCTTTTTCAATATCTAAAGCACTTTGTATTGTGCGTGCTGCTGTTTGTAATACACCTTGTGTTAATCCCTGGAATGTGATAAGCGAACCGATACCAGACATAGGTGCTAATACGCCATCTACAAAATACTCATTAACTTCTGTGCCAAATTTATTTGTTGTAAATGTAACTCTATTATTTGCTATCCACTCAAAACGTGATGGTCTTAAATCATCTGCATATAATTCTGTAACACGCCAATATGCAACACCATAAAAAAGCAAACTATCGACAGTCCATGAAATCGTGACGGATCGTGGTTGCCGATAGTCTGGCTGCTCTATCCAAAGAGGGTTCCCCAACTCCTCACCATTTGACTTTTTGTAAAGCTTCAATGGCAAGTAGGAAACTACACCAGCTATAAGATTTCTGCAACGTGAAACCGCAGGTACTTGCATTGCAAAATTACGATCTAATCCACCAGGGAAATTACCAACACCTGTTGTAAATGAACCATAGCCATAAGCTGTGTCCATAATTGCAGGGGCGTATTGCGCTTGGACGTTTTCAGTTTTTTTATTTATACCCAAAGCAGACAATAGACCCATAGGCATACTTTATACCATAAAACGGACTAATGGTGCAAGTTAGACAAAGATTTGTGCTGTTTTTTGTGGCTTTGTTAATTCTGATACGACCATAGCCAAAGATATAGCAGCTGTAACATCACCAGCCGACTTACGCCTAATAATGCGCCAGCCAGCATCATTTGTTTTAGCAGCGCAGTTATTTAAGTGCTGTACTAAGTCAGCTTGTCCAGAATGGACTATTCGGTTATTGGCTAAACCATCTGCTAGGTCTGAGCAAGCCTGGTAAAACGCTTGGCCGCTAACATCTTGCATACGCCAGCCGCTTTGTTCTAATTTTGTGGCTATTGTTTGTGTGGCGTACTTGTCAAAACAGATTATATGTGGGTGATACTTTCTAGCCCACTCATTTATGTCACTTGCCATTTTAACTTCATCTATGGCTATATCACTATGCCAAAGCTGTGCAAGTCCTACAGCTACTTTGCCATCTTTTATCTGACCCATAACTAAAGCGCCAGATCTTCTAGTTGGTGCAATATCAAAGGCCATTATAGTCTGAGGACCGACAGGGATTTCTAACGTGCTATCACTGCATGCTTCAATAGATCCATAAACCCATGGGCTTTGTGTGCTATCTACCCACTGGCATAACATCTCGGTACGTGTAGCTTCTATGCTGTTTGTATTTACTGCTTCTTCTAAAGTTTCTTCTGTTACTAAATACCCTAATGCTGGATTAGCCATAGCCCAGGCTTTACGATCATTTATTTTACAATGCTGTGGCGCTGACCATTCATAATAGCCAAGTGTCTGTGGTGGGTAGGATAATGAGCGCTCTCTTAAATCGTTTAATACTGTACTAAATCCATCACCTGCGTTACTTGTCATTAATGTCATTGAGTTAGGCCTTGCACGTGTTACTGGTAATGCAGCTGTAAAGGCTTCTTCTGACCATTCACGTAATTCATCTAAATATAAGAAATCTGCGGTCTTACCACGTGGCGCATCTCTAGTAGCTGCGGCTATCTCATACCTAGCACCATTAAGTAAGCTGATAGATTCTTGACCATTAGCCAGGCGTATTTGTCTTACCTGATTTTTTAAGAATTGGTTATCTTCTATTGTGTATGCAACGTTTCTAAATGTATCTAATGCCATATTTCGATTAGATGACATGCCCAGGACATTCTTAGAACCCCATAAGAATAGATGGCTCAATATAAGCATTCTGGCAAGGTGCGTTTTTCCTGATTGTCTGCTAACTAAAATTAATCCAGTCTTCTTGACCCACATATCGTTTTCATCTACAGACAATAGATCATCTAACACCCAACGCTGCCATGGTATAAGCGGCATCCCAATTTGTTCAGCTAATTGTGCTACTTCTTCGGATTTTGTAGCACATTTTAGTAAAGGCGTGTGGATTCTAGGCTCGGTGCTACCAATTAGCCCGACCCCTCGTTTGATCTGACTTGATTCGGTATTAGTTTGCATCAAAATCCAATGTATCTGGTTTATTAAAAGGTGAATCTGGCACTGTGCTGGTGGTTTCAGGGAGAGAAGGTTTCAGAAAGACAGGGGGGGTCGCCTTGTGGCTAAAAAAACGCCCACCTTTACGGCTATTACATGACTTACATAGACACTGCAAGTTATCCAATGCCCACATGTCACCACCCTTTATACGTGGATAGATGTGATCTACTGTATCTGCTACTGCACCACATAGAGCACAGATCCAACCATCACGATCAAGTACTGTTAAACGTAGCTTCTTCCACTTGCCACTACCTAACGCACGTTCGCTCAATGCCATCCCTTACGTTTGAAGTGATCTAATGCTTTACACATAGAACCATATCTATTCTTATTGTACTTAATACCCCACTCTACCTGCTTATATCCATTTACTTTACTAAGATACTTAGATCTACCTTGTGGTATGCCGTAATGACTACCATTCTTAGCTTTAGGATTCCATCTACTTTCTTTATGATATAACTCATCTAAGCAGTAGAACTCTGTGAATGAATGATTTAACTGAATAAATGCATATTGTTTGTAATGCATAGGTTTATGAACAACTTGAGATTCAGCTCTTTCAAGGCCAATAATTTGTGCTACAAATAGAGCGGTGCCAACTAGCGTGCACCTTGCGAGCCATCCCCTACGGGGCTCGCCTTTTCGCCTTGAGGGCGAATGCGATCTAGAGCGTATCATATGGTGTCAAATCAGCGAACAAAACCGCAGGTCAGACGGCATGTCACGATACGTAAATCATCTGTGTCATACCAAGTCTGATCGTATCCTGCCTCACTCATTTCTTTTTGCCAATGCCTCAGCCATGCCATTACTACCTGGAAATAGGTCATCTAACTGATCTCCTTCTTGATAGTTTAATAAGTCCAATATCCATAAATTATATTGTAAAGGTTTAGCGCCAGTTAATCCCTTTTTCATAGCAATTGAGCAACTAAGCCAATCTCGCACCATAGGCTTTCTTTTATAAACTGTTCGGCCACCATGAAGCAAAACAGCTTCCCAAGCATACTGATTAGTAACAGGCCTTATCTGATGGAATGTTTTAGTCCATGCACAAATGCGAATATCATCATATTTGATCATCCATGATAAATCGGCAGGATTACATGATAATGCCCATCCATCAGGATATTCGGTCATTAACTTATCAATAAGATCCCAATGCGCTTGTTTACCATCCCAGACTTCAGCCTCATCGTGCAACTTGCCATAATGCTTTTTACCTTGCTTAAAATATGGTGGATCAGCATAAGCAAACTTCATGGCTTGCTACCCCAACCTTTACCTTTGAATATTAACCCAGGTGCTGAATACAGCCTGGTCATTAATGTATGACATTTAGGACAATCCATAGTTGGCACATCCTCAGTAAATGATCTAAAGGTAGAGCCAAAGGTGCCGCACTCATTACAGCTAAACTCATATGTAGGCATTACTTTGCTCCAATCAACTGGCAAGTGTGGCAGACCACGGATTCGAACTTCCAACCACCACACTTATCACATCTGCATATGTCCGAGTCTGGAATATGCAAAGCTTCAACTATATTCTTGATTCCCACGCAACCGCAGCTAGTGCATTGGTATAATCTGAAACCTTCTGGCAGATCCTCAGAGTCAAGCCATAAGAACTCAGTATTACGCTTACATCCATTGCACTTAAACTGCGTGTAATTAGTCACGATTAATCAACTCATGGCATCTAAAGCATGTGCCATCCTTGAATACTCGATCATCATCACAGACTTCACACTTGATTACTGTTGGCTCTAGGTGTACTCCATTATCATCCATGACGACTTGCACACCTTTACCATTAATAAACGCTATGTAGCCCATAGTCACTCCTTATCCTTTGGAAAATACCAAGCACCTGTACTGGTTTGTTTAGCCCAGATAGCATGTTCTTTGATGTTATCTAAACAGATATAACCATAGAAAGGTTTTTTAGTCGTCTTGCTTAAACCCTTCTTTAATGCCATGCCCTTAGCGCAGCCACACTCAGGCGGTGGATTAGGTGCTTCTGGCACAGCTGTAGTCCAATCACTGTCGCCCCATTGCACTGGATCTTCTAGCTTGTTTTCTACTGTAAATGATTGTCCAGTGTTTGCAACTCTTTCCATTTCAACTCGACTAGGTCTTGCACCTTTTTTCGAATAGATGTAGTTAGCCAAAGCACGCCCGATTGCAGAAGATTCTGCCAACTCACAAGCAAACTTATTAAAGCTCGAACCAGTACGGATCTCTGATGCCCAACCAGTTGCAACTGGAATCGCATCAGCCGTAGTTCTGTATAACCTAGCAACAAACACAAACTCATCTGGATTTGCACCTGGCCTATTAACCAGTTCTGTTTGTATAGATCCGTCTTCATTGTCTTTCCACCACTTCTCTAGTCTTTCTTCTACAGTTTCATAATTGCTTAAATCAAACGCCATGATTAGTGCTCCCATTCAAAGTCTTTATCCTGCATGTATTCATGACAGGTCTTTGATATGGCAATATACGCAAGTGCGTCTTTGTAGTGATCGTCCAATTCAGGACTTTCCACACTACGACTGATTTTGAGCAGTGCCATACAGCCTGCCACTTGATTTGATGTGATCGGGAAATTGAGATACGCAGACCATAACTTGGCAATTCGATCCATTTGAATTGCTGGGTGGCCGTAATGCATCCCTCTTTCGTGTATGAGTGTGACTGCATCTGCAAATAGTTTCTCAGTTTTTGTCATAATCAAATACTGCCCTAGATCTTAGTTTCTCGATCTTCTGATTATGCTCAATAGATGCTTTCCAGCCAGCTGATCTACCGACCCAGTAGCCACGATCAAACGCTCTACTTTGTATCTTCCAATAAGCCAGTACCAACACTGCTAGACCTAGCATGATCCAAAAAAATATCAGACCATCCTGTCTAGCTTCTAGCCATATGTTATTCATTTGTAGCCCTACTTTCTATGCACACGCTTTGTGGCATGTCAATAGTGTGACACTTGTGTATGACTTTGTGGATGATTTAGGGCTTAATTTTGATAACGATTTGATAACGTTATTTGTAGAGTTTGCCCTCAAATATGAAGCTGCCATCCGCATTGATAGGTATAGTTATTACCGTAACTTTACGCTCATGCACGTATGCCACAGCAAAGCCTTGTTGCCAGTTGGCATAGCCCCGTGTATACGCCATGCCTGAACTGCTTAAATCTACTAAATTGCCAACCTCAACACCCCACACAGTACGCCCTAATTGGCCTCTAGAAGCCTCTGTAAAGGCCGATACCCCTAGTCTATGGGTGTGACCACAGACCACGCTCTTACCTAGCCTTCTAGCCCCGTTTAAGGCCGTTTGTCCAGGCACTTGGCTAAGAGGGAAAGCATCTCCATGAACTGCTGTCCAGCCTGGCGCCCAGTCAAGCCCGAAAGGACTGAACTTGATTCCGAGCTTGTCATATCCCATAAAACGCTCATACTGCATTTCGGGTAGGTTGAGGAATGATGGTAGTCGTTTTTTAATTGATCGATAAAGTCTGATTCCATGATTACTTCCTAGTACATCTGTTACGCCTAAGTATGTTAGGACTTCTTGTGTTTGTTTTCTATCATCATTTATATTGCCAACCATCTCATCAATGGTGCCAGCATTAAAACCACCTAGCTGTGGTAAATCAATCTCATCACCAATGCATATAGTCCTATGCGGATTCCATTTAGCCAGGAAGCGGCCAACAGATTTAACAGACTTCTCATTAAAAAATGGTACTTGCAAATCACTTACAAAAGCGATTTTACGCAATTAGTTAGTCCTCATCCTCGTAGGGGTCATGGTCTGGATTAACTGGATCAAAGTCTGGACTAGATGGTGTTAGCCAATCTGGAAATACGTTTTTATCGCACATTCCCAAAGCTTGATCTACTGGAAATCCTGCACGTCTTAGGCTTAAATAAAACTCACGCAACGATATGGCATAAGTATCTAACTTAGTATTAATTTGCTCATGGGTGTATTTACCCTTGCGCTTATTAACCTTTTTACGCTTGCGTGCGGTAGCCATATTGCTATTGTCGCTTATTCATGATAAGGAACAGATCATCGACACGCTGTTCTAATCTAGTTAATTGATCCTTCATGCTAGAGCCACCATTAGGTCGTAACTCATTTAGCCAGCCTTTAACTAAAAAACGTAGTCCTATTAGCACGCCTGATAGCACGGCCATAACGCCAGCGCCAAAGCCAGCCCATTCTGCTGGGCTCATTTTTCATCAGCACCGACACCATAAGCTGTATCGGATTTATCTAAAGCCCTAGCTGCTGGACCAGCTAATGCTGCAACTACTACAGACAGTGCTGGATCTAAACCTAATTCATTACTTGCTAAAAATGTTAAGAAAGATACTAATACCCCACGTGCGTAGGACTTTAGTATTGCTTTTTGTTTCTTGGTTATCTTCATATCTTGCCCCCTAGTAGTGGTATATCGAACGGCTTAGAATCTTTATCGCCTAACTTTGTAAAGCTAATGTGTATGTGCTTTTTGTGTGGGTTGATACCTCGGTATCTGCGCCACTTAAATCCAAACCTTCTTGATGCAATAAAGCCATTATGTATTACGTAAGATATGCGCTTATCGGTTTTAGCACAGACTCTGATCTGGTCAGCCAAATATATCGAGAGCTGCTCGGATGTATCCAAACGAGAATCAATATCAATGGCTCGGACGACCCCAGATTTGTCTGGATTATGATCCGATTTGCTGGCGGAATGACGAGCATCACCAATCCACCCATCA